CAGCTAGCATCTGCTGCGTCTGCATCTGCTTGTTCCGCTGATCCCGGATCTGCGCTATCGCCTTCGGATCACGCATGACCTTCTTGCTTATGAACAAGTCATCCGCATACTCCTGAACCCACTCATCCCAATCCGTATTGTCCCCAATCTCAGGATGAGCCTGCATCAACGCCGCCGTCGTAGACGCATACCTCTCCAACGCCGCCGTCCCCGTCGCCTTCTGCGCCAAAGACATCACCCCCACAAACTCAATGCCCAACGCCATCGCATTCAACGAATCAGGCACCGGAGGCAACAACCCCTTCCGATCCATGATCCGAAAAATCCGCTTGATGATCGGCGACAAAAACTCATTCTGTAGCCGCTCAATCACCGGACCCAATATCTGCAACTTCTCCTGATTCCGCTGCGCAACCTCATACGCAGTCATCTGCTTCTGACCAACCGCCTCCAACATCACAAACAACCCGTTCAAGAAACCGTCGTTCTTGATCCGAGCCTGAATCGCCAACTTCGACTCCATGAACGCCTTAAGATCCGGTGATACCTCATACATCGGACGCATACCCTTCCCAGCGTCCAACTGAGAAACATACGTCACCTTCCCCGGCAAAATCGACGCCGGCTCATTCTTCATCTCCATACTAGCCAGCATCGGAGGCCGAACCTGCTTCTCAATCGCCTCCGCCTCACGCTCCGTCATCACCTGCAACTGCATGATGTCCGGCAACGCCTCCATCGCCAGCGACCGCCCATACGCATCATTAGAAGTCACCGACCACCGAGGCACCACATGCGGCGCATCCACAAACCCCGTCATCGACAACGGACGCTCGTTCGACGCACCCCAGATCCAATACATCTCACGCCACGTATATCCGCCAGGAATCACACCAGACCGACCCAATGGCGACTCAACCTCAAAGTTCGGCTCAACGAGATGGCAAACCAACTTCTCCATCTCCAACGCGCCGCCCTTGTCATACCAAAGCTGCTGAACGTCGTTCGGACAGTTCTCCAATCCAAACATCTCGACAATCGCCGAGATCGTCATCACAAACATCCGCGCAAACGTCTCAACGCGATTCGCCGAAGAAGACGCCACGAAATACTCGCCAGAACACGGGCTGTAACACCGGATTAGATCCTGCATGTCCTCGTAAATCAGCATCGGCGCCGTGCCGAAATTAACCAAGTCCTCAAAACACTGCGCCGCCGTCTCATACAAGTTCGACCGACCCATGACCGTGTACATCCGGTCCTCAACCTGCTCAAACCACTCCGACGCATCATCATCCGCATCCTCACGCGACGACAACGCCGGCTTCAGCTTGAACCACTTGCGCGACGGACTCATCAGCCCCGACATCAACCCAGCCGAACACACCCTACTGGCATACGTCCCAGTAGGATCAACAATGTCCTGATTGATCGGCATACCACGCAGCATCACATTCGGCACAGGCTGCGCCGTGTTGATGAATACCCCACGCCGAGGCATGAGATACTTCTCCAACAGAAAGTAATGCTGCATCCATGACGTGCGCCAAGCCCGCATCATGTTAATGCGCGCCACGCCATGCTGCATCAGCACCGGCCACTGCGCCGGCGCCTCCACACTACTCCCAGGACTGCCACGAGTTAGCGCCAGCCTCGCCGGCGACGCATCCTCGTAGTTGATCCGCCGCGTCCGACGCGCCTTGGCCGGAACCGCCACAGTCTCACTCATCGCTTTGCCGGCGACGGAATGTTAGGCGACCTAAGATCATTCGGATCAATCACAGGCATCTTCTCATCACCATAAGCAGGCTGCGAACGACCAAACTCATCATGCCCAGGCAAATGAGAATCCCACGTAGTTGGTATGGGAGGCTCCTGCGATAGCCCAGGACGCGCCATCACCGGGAATACCGGCATAGCCCCCGACTGCTGAAACACAGCTCCCATCAACCCAACAACGACCGTGGCGCCGTAGTCGCCTGATTCACCAGTCCCTGCGCTCCTCCCACATTAGCCACAGTCCCGGCAAAACCTGCACCAGCAGCCGCCGCCGCACGTGCCCGCTGCGACGCCCCAGCCTGATTAACCGACGCATCCGCCATCGTAGGAGGCGGCGCAGCCGGAGGCGGAGGAGGCGGAGGAGGCGGCATCGAGCCGCCACCACCAAACCCCATAACTCAAGGCCCCGCCGGAGGAGCAGCACCCGCATCCGCCGCAGTCTTCAACGCATCCATCGACGCACTAACCGCCGACAACGCATCAATGTCCGCCTGCGTCAAAGTCGCACCAGGAACCAACCGGCTCAGGATCATATCCAGATCCGCCTTGGTCGCAGCCGCATCCGCCGCAATGTTCGCCGTCAACGTCTGTAGTTGGCTTTCGAGAGAAGCACTCATCTTCTGTAACTCCTGCAAAATGGCCGTTACCGTGGCCTGTTGAGCCGTCTGCACGTCCTTCCTTGTCGCCCATCCACCAAAGGGCATGTCACTGTCCTCACTACATTCCACCTCACCTCTTGCCTCAGTCCACCACCGCTTCACCGCAAACCAACCAACAACGCCCACATCGCCATCTCTGGATAAGTAGCAGGACGCGATTGGCCGTTCTCAAACATCACGATATGCACGCCATTCCGCAACCGCTCAATCCGAAACCGAAGGCTACCCATCGGCCAACGCCGCATCGACCATCGCTGGCCACATATCCCGGAGGTATGTGACGCGATCCTGAACAGCCATCATCGCCTCGGTCGGTTCGCGCATCGCCGCAATGGCAGCTACCGCCTTGATCCACTGCGGCGACTTCCTGAGAACGTCTTCCTTGGCAAGACATCTATCCCGACACCACTCGCAGCTCTGACGCGAAAGACATATGGCACGCGCCACCCGCTCCACCATCTCAGCCACCACCAACCGCCTTGCCCACCGCCTTATCCGACCCAGGCTTCACACGCCCCGATCTCTCAACCTCCGCCCCAATCGCCTTGTTCTGCTGCGGCGTAGTCCGCCCGTGGTATATGTCCATGATCACATCCGACACTCGCTGCGATACCGCCCCAGGACTTTCATCCGTCTTCTGCGCGTCATCGATCGCCATCACCGATTCCAGTTCCCAATGCCAGCCCAACTTTGCCCGCCTTCCTTCTGCTTCACCACGCCATACGCACCAGCAAACGGACGATACTCGCTCTGGAATCCCGACTGCACCGTGCGCGGCATCCCAGGACGACCAGGCCACTGTTCCACAGGCCGCTGAATAGCACGATCGAGTCCGCTCATCACGAGATAACGTAGACTGTCCATCAAATGATCCATCTCTTTTACAATCTTGCCCTTTTCATCACGCCGATAAATTCGATACTCCTGACGAAAATTCTGCAATGTGCGAAAAACCCGCAACTTTCCCATGCTCAGCCTTGACCAAACCGCGTGTATCCCCGCCTCTACTCCGTTGTTGGCGACGGTAAGGCTCGTAAGTCCGAGATCGATATACTGCCCAAGGAGTTGCGCGCCATCAGACTGACCTCGCCCCCTGGCAGCCGGGTCAACGACCCCCGGAATCCATTCTCCGCGAGAGCGGATAGCAGCCGCATGGACCGCTGGCTCAGCTTGCCCTCTGTAATGCTCGCTGTAGAGGTACAAGCAGTCATCCTCGGGATCGATCGCCCCCCAAATACACGCCGTACGGTTCCACCCCACATCCAACCCATACGCGTGCCGATACCACGCAGGAAATTCAAACGGATCACATAACACCTCATCCTCACTAATCGGATAGATCGCTCCTGAACCAAGCGCAGGTATGCCCTTCGTACGAGCATCCCGCTCATGCGGCATATACGAGTCAATCAGCCCTCGCTTCGCCGCCTCATCTAAATGCGGCGAGTCATCCCACGGAACGAAAGTTACAAACTTGCTAATGACCGCATCTCCCTCGCCAACACGTGCCGATACTCCGCCGCAATTTGCTCACGGTAGAGCCCTATCCATTTCCAACGAAAATCTGTATTGCGGTTGCGCCTCATAAGCTCAACAAGGCGATGAAACCGCCGCACCGCTATGTCCAAAGCCTCAGCGTCTACCATTCGCCGCCTCTAACACACGAGCCACACACGCAAAACCCACAGCAGCAGGCAACAGCGCCACCCCCACACACCATAGCCACAGCGCAACCGCATCAGTCACCGGATTACTCACCAACCGCACCCTCCTTCACCTCGCCCCCAGGCATGTAACTCTGCACCACACCCGACAATCCCTTCAGCGGTGTAAACCCACAAATCACCAAACCATTAGGCTCCCCAGGTACCGTGCTCATCGTCCGCGTCGCACCCTCCGTGTAGATCGCCTGAGGTGGCTCCTCATCAAATTGCATTACGTCAACTTTGGCCGCTTGGTATGCTTCTCTGCCCATTTCGTACGCCTTGAACACCAAACGCGACGAACCACCATTCGCGTGCCGAACCGTCACCACATCCACCGCATCCGGCACACCACTACGCGCCACAACCCGCTCTATCCTGTCCCGCGGTATTAACCCAGTTCCCATTCGCCCAGGTTGCCCCAGAAACGTGCCCTGAAGACTCTCCCGCACCGCCTTCGTGTCCTCACCCGACGCCCACCCCACAATCGGACGCTCAAACCGAAACCCACGCCACCACGACGGATACCAGCCAATCAAATGCAACGTATGCTCATATGAACACGCCAGCGTCTTCCCCGACCTATTCCCCCCCACCAACGCCCGCTCATTATGCCGAGCACCAGCCGCAAAATGCTGCAAATGCTTGTCATACAACTCACGACGCAACGGACCTTCATCCGGGTAAAGCAGAAACAGCGCATTGAACAACGGCCATTGCTGCCGCTCAGCTAACTCCGCCAGTATCCCAGGCCCCGCATTCGCCAGGAGTTCCGCAAGGTCAATCAACCAAGATCCGCCCTTATCGACTGCCGCACATGCGACCGCAGCGCCTTGCCATCCACCGCCACACCAGACGCCGCCACCGGCTCATACATCACGCCCTGCCGACCACACAGCGCCTGATCGCCACGCACATCCTCGCAGTAACGCTGCGCCGGCTCACCCGTCACCACGTTATACAACGCCATGCACCACCGAACCGCTGGCTCGCTTCCATTCGCCTTGTAGTGTTTGCATCGAGGTTGCGAGCCGCGCCCAGCGCATACAGGAACGTCGGTCACGGCGCAGGCTTCTCCATCAGCCGTATCGTCCACAAATCCGACGCCAGAGACTGACTACCAAGATACGCGTATGGCATGTAGAAATACCCACCCTTCCCCCACGCATCGCCCCACGAATTGCGCACAACAAACAGCTGCGACACATCGTCATACCCGACCGCCATCACCGCATGACCGCCCAGCAACGCCTCACCAGACGCCGGCATAGGCACCACACCCGACGCCGCCACCACGTCACTCTCGAAACTCTCATACACGCTGAACCCAAACACGAACGGATATCCGGCAGCCAGACACCCCTTCATCTGGTTCAGCTTCTGCAACACCCGCGCATAGACGAGTGCACGCTCTTGTAGCCCAGCGGTCCAAGCAGCCGCCGGAGGCCGAACCGCGAATTGCGTGATGTCATACGGCCACAGGCTTTCAAACGGCGCGCCATACTGCGCTACGACCTTAATCCCATCCCGCAGCATCGCGCCGCTATCACTGTCAACCGTGCCCTCTATCTCCCGTTCGCCATAGTATATGAAGAGCCGAGAAGGTGTCTCGTCCTGGAGCTGTTGCTTGCGCCAGTCAAACTGCACAGCACCACCGATCGCATTAGCCGTGCAGCTGCCCAGCTGGCCCTGGTCATACACTGGCTGACACTGCGGGCGGAGGTCAACGTGTGTCGGTAGCGCCATCGTCACTTCATAGGGCGCCGAGTAGTAGTGATCGCGCGCATCGGGCAAGTCAGGCAGCCAGCCGTAGCGCGTATGTGTGCGTTGTGTCATTCACCCAATCTCCATCCGTGTGTGTAGGCGACGCGCCAGTCTCCATCGAAGACCGCTCGCGCAGCAGCCAGACTCAGCGTTTCATGGCGGAAACGCGCGCAGACATACCATTCCAC